GCACAAACAGCATTTAGGTTTTGACAATGAGTGGTAATATTATACAGACTATAGGCACGGCCTCGGATGAAAAGATCACGAAAGGCGGACAGGACTACAGGGGAGTGGCGGATGTAGAATCCTATTTGGTGTTGAAAGAGATACTGAAACTACAAAAGGAACTCCTAGAATTTTTAAAACAACAATTTGACCAGGAATAAGATGGCTCATATCGAAGATCCAAGCACAGGCTATAAAGCCTCAGTAACAAAACGCAACGAACTCAAGACTTTTGCTGTTACCGAATCCGAATCCGAATTTGCTAACACAAAAGGCGATGTCTATAATATTAACAGCGGAGAGATAACAAGCCTCTCTGCTGGAGATGCCTCGTTGATTTATTTTTATAACGACGAAGACGTGGACTATGTTCTGAGTGCGGTTGCTGTAGGCATTAGGGGGTTCACTGGCTTGTCTGATATGGCGACAGTTACGATCATTCGTAATCCAACGGGGGGTGATTTAATAAGTGATGCTACTGCTGTATCAATCAATAGTAACAGCAACTTCGGTTCATCAAGAACAACCAGCACAGGAACACTAGCCTATAAAGGCAAAGCGGCTGGAACCATTTCTGGCGGAGCAGATCATGCCATTATTTACATTGGTAACAACTCAAGGGTTTTTGCCACTATCCCTATCGAGATCCCAAAGGGTAGTGCCATTGCTGTTAAGATTGACTCTGATGCTACTGCTGGTTCTGCGTATTGTGCTTTAGTCGGTTACTTTAAGGACGCCATAAGGGAGAATAGTTAATGCCTCAAGGTGCGGTCAAAGCCTATATAGTTGACCCTACTACTGGAAACAATGCGAGGGTTCAGGATGAGGGCGTACTTAATGTCGTTACGCATCCCCATCCTCCAAAGGGTGAGACAATTGATCCGCTTCCATTTCGTCAATACCTGACCGATGACGGCACATCTTCTGGTGACAATGATATGCTGGTTAATGGCAGCACAAATAATGTGGATTACTATGTGCAAGCCAATGGAGACTATGATATATACATTGGTCGGATAGATATTCTGATTGCCGATGCCAGTGCCGTATTAAATAAGTTTGGAAACATCACCGCACTAACCAACGGAGTGCTATTCCAGCACGAGAGTCAGCGTGATGGCATTACTGTAATCCATGAGGGATTGAAAAGTAACTTTGATTTCGTGCGATTGGCTGGAGGTAAACCGTCATTCGGTGATGGAGCAGGGGCGTTTCGTGCAGGCAACATGTTTGGTACTTCGGAGGGATACTTGCCTTGTGTGGACTTTGATGAGATCTTTAACCTTCAGTGGGGTTTAAGACTCCGCAAGGGAACCAATGATCGCATTGTGCTGAGGGTTAGAGATGATGTGACAGGGATTGATGCGTTTAACGCACAGTGCTATGGCATCAAGTTTTAATACTTGCACAAATGCCTTAGCTACGTAAGTATGCAGATCACTTTCACTGCCGCAGGGCATTAAACTGTATAGGCTAATCACTGAGTAATAGAGGTTAGCTTTTTTATTTCATGAGTACAATCATCCCAGATTATTGCGATACGCCCGATGAGGTAGCAAAGAACCCAGAGGCCAAGAAATATATTGCTCTTTGTGCCAATGGAGATGCACAAGCTTACGACTTTTGTTGGAAATTTTGGTGCTTCACGCATTGTATTGATGACCTTGTGGATAAAGATAAATTTGCTCCCCCTGAAGTTATTGTTAAGAGTTTTGTTGGTTTTATAGACGCATTATCAATGAATGCTTTTTATACTAAATGGAAGTTTGCCCTATACCCATTCATGATACAAGCGTGTGCAAGGTGGTTAGATGGGGATGCATTGTCTAATTCTGAAAATGAAGAGGATCGCATCAGGGGTGAGGTTGTTAGATGTGGAGATTTAGAGTTATACTTGCATGTGGCATACATTCAAGGTGGATGGGATTACATGCGTTCAATTAAAGATTTAAGAAAATACGACAGGAGATAATAGGATGTACGGAGGAGGAGATGCACCAGAACAAAAAGATTATGGCGAAGCAACAGCGGACACCATACAGGCACAATATGAATTTATAACTGGCACTGGTCGGTTTGAGGGCAAAGGCTTACTGGATATGCTCCCTGCCGAGATGCAGGCAAGGGGTGAATATCAAGATGCTGAAATGGATCTATTAACTCGTCAATTACTTGGCGAAATAAAACGCACTGATGAACAAGGAAGGTACGTTAGCGGTCAGCGATACCTAGATGCAGGTGGTCAAGAGATTTCAGATGTTCAACAAATTACTGACGAGTCAGATAGGGGTCGCCTATGGTTACAAGTTCGACCTGACCTGCAAGCTGCATTTGATAATAATGGGGCGGGGCAAGGCAAAACTGAAGCTAGGCAAATTGCAATCATTAAACAGCAGGGGGGTACTGCGGAGGATTTCGCCAACTGGCATAGGGATAGAGCACAGACTGGTGCATATGGATCAACAGAGCAGAATCGAGCTAACCAAGTTCCTGAAGTTGGTGCGTACTATAACCCTGCATCCATTCAAGCTGGCGTATTTAGCGATGATATTTCTGACACACTTACCCCAGAAGATGTTTACAGTATTAAGACTGATGCCGAAGGGAATGTACTTGCCAATGCGATATATGATCGTGAAGGCGGTCTGTTAGATCTATATGGAGGTAACACAAAGGTTAAGCAATTCAACCAAGCCAAGTATCAGGAAAAACTTGATGAAGGCATGTCCGAGGAGGAGGCTCGTGACGCTGCAACGACTTGGGGTACGGCAGGCTTTGACCCAGAGACGGGACAGTTTAAGGGGTTGATCCCCATGATGCAGGAGGCTCAAGCCTACATTGCATCGCAGCAACGGGAGTCAGACATCTCTGATGTTGAGGCATTTGGTGGTAGAGCTACAGAAGCTATTCGCAGTCAGGGTGACATCCAGGAAGTCCTTGATAATATTGAGAGGCAGGTTGCCGCTAACGAGGCTGCGGTAGATCCGCTACGCCAGCAGTTACTTACAAGGGCTAATGAACTTGCGAACGCACAGTTGTCCGATAGAGAGAAGCAGCAACTGAAAGAGTCAATACGAGGACGATGGGCGGCAAGTGGGGGTATACGAGATCGGGGTGCTGACTATGATGAAATTAAAACAATCATAGAAGAGGATTGGAACAGGGGAATGCAAGGTGCGTTGGCAGGGGGTCAATTAATGGCAGGGGAGTCTGCAATGCAAACCAATCTACTTGGTCAGCAAATGACGAGGATGGGAGTAGAGCAGGCGACATCAGCAGATCCCTTCATGGCAATTCTTGGTAGACCATCGCAAGCAGCACCAACCGCTCAAAGCGTACTAAGCACAGGTGCAGGACTTATGGCTCAATCTGGGCCAGAGTATATTAACCCAGAGGCAGGACTTCCATACATCAGTAACCAGTACACTAACGAGGCAAACATGTATGCCGCAAATCAGGCGAAATGGGGTAACATAATTGGTGGTACTCTTGGTGGTGTTGGAGATATACTGAGTGGAGACTGGTTTAAGTACGAAAAGAAGGGAACAGTATAATGGCACAGAGATTATTTTCAGGACAATACGGCCCACTTAGCCAAGTGGATACACGCCCCATCGTGCAGGCAGGTCAGGCATGGGGGCAAGCCATACAAGGCACACTTGAGAACGTGGGCAAGGCTATTGAGAAGCACCAACTCAATAAGCAGTGGGAGGCAGCAGAACCTAAGTTGCAAGCATACGCTGACTCACTTAACCTGCCGCCAGATCAACGTGACATAATCATTAATTCAATCAAGAGGGATAAGGATGCGATGTCCAATGGTTATACTGCAATTACTAAAGCAGCAGAACAAGCGACTGCACAAAAGGGTGTTCAACTCGCTCAGCAGCAGATCCGCCAAACAATGGAAGATAGGAAGAATCAGCAATTAACACAAAAGATTTCCGACCTTGAGCAGTCTGCCTCTTTCTATATGTCGCAAGGTAAAGAAGTTCCTGAGTCTATACGTGAAGCGTTGTATCGCCACAACCTCAATAAAGGTGGATCACTTGAAGCAAGTGCTGGACGCATTATGCAAGGCTCACGGAATATCAAGCAAGCACAGGAGGTAGCAGAATTAAATAGGCAAGGCAAGAAAGCGGATATAGATTACAAGAAAGGACTTACTGGTGCTAATGCATTGCAAAGCACAATCAATCAAATGAAGCTGATGCAATCCTTGAATCCAAGCGTAAAGCCTTTCGTGGATCAATTAGAGAATGCTCAAAAGGAATATGATGCGGTTGTTAATACTAAGTCTATTCCCGTAAAAGGTTATGGAACCTTTAGTCTTGCTGAGTTGAAAGCTCTTGAGAATGAGGATGAGAAGAAGTTCAAGAAGGTAATGAAGATTCTTCAAGACCCTAACACTAACACGAAATACCTAGAGGCTGTGGCGGCAGAACAGGAAATGGCTAGACGCAACCAAGAGTTGATGGGTGGTATCAATGTTATGGTGGATATACCTGATGACAAGGATAGTGGTAGACCAGAGGATGCTCCCGCACCTACGCCTACTCCTCCTTCCTCCGTTCGCCCCCCTGCTGTTCCTTCACCTTATGCTCCAGTAATGCCGCCAGTGACTAATCGCCCACCTGCATTCCCTCCGCTACATAAGGACTTAATGCAAAGTCCTCCAGTCGAGGGTCTTAAAAGCATGCTTAATCTATAATGGCAATTGAACAAGTCAGTCTTCAGGAAGCTCTCGAGAAGGGGTACAATATTATTGGCCCCGTAGAGGCACAACGCACCACTGATCCAACATGGTTGGAAAACGCAACGCTAATCGCTGCCGAGGTCGCCCCTAGTATAGCGGGTGGTATCATTGGTTCGTTTGCTTCTCCTGCTGGTACAGCCGCAGGTGGGGCGATAGGTGCAGGCATTGGCAACCTTTGGGCACAGAACCTACGCAGGGATATGGGACTCTCTGAAGGTATCGGCAAGGGTGAGTTAATGGCTGCGATAGGTACGGGTGCAATCCCTCTTGGAAACCTCGCTAAAGCAGGCACAATGACTCGTGCTGCATTACGTGGTGCTCAAGGTAGTACGCTTGCTGGTGCTGAACTGTATGCCCGTACCATAATTGACGAAGGCAGAGCACCAACGCAGGACGAGGTAAAGAACGCACTGCTCTGGGGTGGAGTAATTGGTGGTGGACTTGGATATGCAGAGGCAAAGTTCTTTAAGGATACTACGGGAGCCGACATCAAGAAAGATATGACGCCCGATGAGGTGGATAAAGCTATTTCAATTAAAGATAGCTCAACCATTGAGGAAGCTACTGCAAAGAGGGAACAGCTACAAGATGTATTCTATGAAGAGTTCAATAAGCTAAAGCCCGAAGATTGGCAACAAGCAGTAGGAGGTAGTGACTTAAAGAAACTTGGTGCTGCTTTACGTAGTGAAGAATTAGGTGATCCCACTGGAGTGCGAAGGCGTAGTGATCTTGAGTTGCAAGCGTTAAGAGATCAATATCAGCAGCAAGAGAAAATTACTGTTAGGGATTTAATTCCAGAAAAAGTGAGGGGCATGTATAATGAGATGCAAGCTTTGCAGCAGGGCTTGAAGGAGCGTCAGGTTACAGCATGGGATGACATCAACAAAGATGCCGAGTTCCTTAATGAGTTAGTGGATTACAGTTCACCTGCTGCTGTTGCACAAAAGAACCTTGGGACACAGCGTACAGCACAAGAGGGACAACCCACTACACCTACTCAACCAGGAATTGAATTACAACCCAACCTTGCGACAACCTTAAAGGATGCCATGACTGGTATCTCGGACGACCTCTCTAGTGACATAGGTAGACTGAGTCATGTCCAGAAGGAGATCGCTAAGTTGGAAGCGATTAAGGCAGATAAGTCGAGGGGCTTCACGAAGTATCATAAGCGGAAGCTTGCCGACCTTCGCAGTCAAGAGAATGATGTCACAAGCAGCCTGCCATCAGACAACGCATTTGATGGATACACAGAACAATTTAATAAGATCCAAGCACTTGAGAAAGATGTAGATCAATTAGACTACGCCATCCAACAAGCCCGACCCGAACAACGTGGAAAGATTGTTGATGAGCGTAACATGAAATTGAAGGAGTTAAGAAGTGCTAGACTGGATATTCCTAAAGAAGAGCAGGCAGCAAAAGATTTCTTCACCAGCAAGAAGTTCCAGCAGTATGTAGCTTCTGGTGCATTGAGTGCTGGAGGTGCAGCAGGATTGGCACAAGCCATAGCGGGAGCCGAGGGCGATGAGGATAATCTGTACAAGGCAGACATGAGCCACATCTTCGGTATAGGACTACTGGCATTACTGGCAGGTGCTGCAACTAAGGGTAGATGGCGAGGCAGTGCAAAGAATGTCAATCGCCTAGAGAAGCCTAAGATCAAGAATGGTAAGATCGCCAGAGAGTCAGAGTCTCCTGAGATGACGGAGAGTAAGGTTCAGCAAGGGCTACAAGATTTAGAGAAGGGAAGATATAGCAAGACTGCGGTATGGAAGGACGAGGCAAAGAAGCTAATCAGTAACGCCATTGATCCACTCTCCCGTGTACTCAAGAACGTAGCTACTCCCATTGCGGAAGCTTTCAAGAAGCATGAGTACAGCGTAATCAATCGCCAAAGCGAACTCAAGAAACGTGTTCACCGCTTCTGGGTTCCAATGCAGAACGTCCTTACCAAGAAGGGATTGCTTGCCGAGTTTAATACAGCCGCACGTAATCAAGATTGGAAGTCCATTCAGAAGTATATGGACACTTACCACGCTGAGTTGAATGCCGAGATCAAGAAGGTTGCCAAGAAAGCTGGCGACAAGGATTGGCAGAGTGCTACATTTGATGGCAAGGTACGTGATGAGGCAAAGGATATCCTGGATGAGATCTTTGTAGAGGCACGAGAAGATGCCTCGATGGATATTGGATACATCAACTCCTACATTCCCCGTCTACTTAAGAAGGGTGCTTACAAGCAGATGCGTAAGTACATGGATGAGAATGGTATGTCACAGGAGATCAATGATCTTGATCGGGCGTTGGAAGAATATGCAGCTCGTATGGATGTGCCAGTAGAAGCACTAAGTGACATGGAAAAGGTAGAGGTTGCTAGTCGAGTGCTAGGAACTAAACCTCGTGGCACAAAGACCAGTCACGAGAAGTCACGGGTATTTGAGCAGGTTGATGATAGGCTTGCAGACTTTTATGAGGATACTGTCACGAGTGTTAGCCACTACATTGACTCTATGGTGGAGCGTATTGAGTCTCGTAAGTTCTTGGGACAGCAGGTCAGTAAGGCAAATGAACGTGCAGGCATTCGCACTGTTGATCCTGGTGGAGATGTATTGCAGAATATTAACGATAGATTTGCTGGAGTGGGTGCGAATGTACGCATTGACGATACACTTGCTGGAAAGCTTGCGGAAACTTTTGGGGATAACTTTGGGGTAAAGAGTCAGGACGACTTGCGTAAACTTCAGTATGTAATCCAGAAGAGATTCAATGGGGAGTCTACCAATACAATCATCAACGACCTGAAGACCGCCAACTACTTCGGAACCATTGCCAACTTTGGCACAACCCTTACTCAGCTAATGGATCTAGTGAATGGGTTCTGGTTTGCGGGTGCTCCCAATATGATGAAGGCAGCACTCAACAAACAAAGGAGGGATTGGTTTAATGACATTGGGCTTGATCGCAATAACTCCATTGACTTCGGTGCTACATCAGGGGGATTCAATAAAGCACTGGACAAGGTGCTGACCGCAACAGGGTTCAATCAATTAGATAAGTGGTCAAAGAATACATCACTCGAAGCACTGTATCAGAAGTTTCGCAAGAAGGCTAAGGCTAATCCTGATAAACTTAGAACAGAGTTGATTAGTAAGTACGGGGATGACGGCAAGCAGATGGTTGATGACCTGCTTGCTTACGATGGTAGTGTTGCTAAGGATGCAGCACCCAAGAGTATTCAAAGCTTACTCTTCAGTGAGGCATCAGACTTCTTGCCACTAAGTAGACTAGAGATGCCAGGTATGGCGACAGGTCCGATTGCTCCCATCTTCTACCAACTTAAAACCTACATGGTAAAGCAGGCAGACATCTATCGGGAGATTGCTAATGGTGATATTGCTAAAGGCTTTGAGTTAATGAAGCAAGGTAAGTTTGACCAGGCCGCAAAGAAGGCGGCTCCCGCTATGGGTAAACTTGCGGCTTATGGAGGATTGCTTGCGGCTGCTGGTATGCCCGTGGATATGGTGAAGGATTGGATGTATGGCAGACCTATTGAGATGGATGAGACTGTGCAGAACAACTTGCTTCGTATAGCCTTAATCAATCGCTACCATGTATATAACGCCAAGCGTGAAGGCATTGGCAAGACTGCCCTAGAGTACATGATGCCTGCCACGACGATGCTTGACCGCACAAGTAAAGATATGTGGGCGTTTGCATCAGGTGAAGATATTAAGGGTCACTCCTTACAGGGTACAATCCTTGACCTAGTGTATTGGCATCATGATATGCTTGGTGGTTACGAGAAAGCTAATCGCTAACATCCCCTGACTGCATGGATGTCTTCGATTTCTCTAATAATCTTATTGCCTCCCGCAGCAAACACCTCACCCGATTGGGAATGGATGCTAAAATATTCCGCCCCGTCGATATTGAATGTGGGAGTAGGGAATGTTCCAGTAGGCCCGAAGTTCCCGTGAATGATGTAGAGTGCGGGTCCATTCTCTATCCTATAGGTTAGGGTTTGTGTGTAGGGTCTAGTCATAATTATTCTTCCTCCCTTGGATTGAGTAGTTGGTAAGCGAGGTTTCCGAGGATACGCATGAACTGTTCCCGTTCAAGAGGGTGTAGTTTGTCAGCGGGTTTCCATTTAAGGATCTCGTCTTGGATTTGTTTAAGTTCTGGTGTCATGACTCGCCCTCCGTTACTTGTGTGAACTGGTCAAAACTACCTCCGAACGCCTCCAGTTCAGATTCATGCCACCTGTCTGTAAATGACGTACCATCGCTTATGTTGATTAACGCAAATTGAGTACTCATAAGGCAGCAGAGAAGATAAGTGTTGCCATAGCGTGTCCAACGTGTGCCGACTTGAGGCTCTGATTGTGTTGCTTTCTCCCTTTCGTTAAGTACGTCCAGCATAATCATGGCGGTGGCTCCTATATGTGCCCAGTGGGATCGTTGTGATTCTGGATCTAGTGCTTCACCATTCATCATGGCGGTGACATGTCGTAGTATAGCCCCGTAGTAGGTGGAGTCTTGGATAGAGTCAGTATTGCCACGCCAATTATATACGCCATATTTGTCAGCACCGAGTTTGAGCACATGTGCAATCTCCTGCATGGCGGCAGGTGGTAGTAGTTGCAGGGGTGGCTTGGTGGTGGATGCCTGTTGCTTAGGGTCGAGGTTCCCTAATTCGGGATGCTCACCTTCCCTATTTTGACGTTCCTTCCTCCACTGGTCTAGGTATCCATAGAAGTAGTTGCACTTGGATCGCCAGATGTCGTCAGGGCAAGAGCCTTGTGGGGACCATTCTAAATCTGACTCACAGATAAACCAGCACCCATGTGGCCCGCCTCCTTCATCCCATAGTATTGCGCCTTCTCGTTTTTGTATATCGCCACCAATCTCATTTGGCAGCAAGGCGTACTCCTCTTGTGTAAGTGGTTCCAGTTTAAGTAGTGGGTTTTTCCATTCTGTGTTCATAGTTCTTGTGTGTGTTGGTTTAGTCGTTGTTTAATCATTCCGTAATTATTTACACCTTCGGGGACTTTAATATCAGGATTTAGTATAAGTCGGTTTTTCTTAAATGGCTTGTAGTTTACATGGTGATGCCACCGCCCATACTTTTTTGTTACTCTCGCAACATCTGGGTGCTGATCCACTAAGGATTGTGCGAACTCAAGGCGATTATTAGTTTCAGCGTAAACAGTGTCAGTGTTCCCGCCCTTCATCCTCATTGTCGTTACCTTGCCGCATAGAAACGCATTAAAAAGTATAGTGCATTCATTTAGCTTAAGAACCCTTAGTGATAAGTCTGTGTCCTCATTAAACCTGCCTCTCCATCGAAATGGCAAGTTATTGCGAATAAGAATACATGAGTAAATGCGTGTGTTTAAGTAGTACGGAGGTACTGCATCGGTAGATTTACAAAAAGAATAGTAGTTCATTCCTGATAATCCAACATTAGTAAAGCGATCAGTGAAGTCTTCACATGCTCGAAAGGTGGAATCGCACCTTACCTCAAGCTTATCATTAAGATGCAACCGATTGAACGCCTCGATGTTATCGTCTAAAATCCAGTGCCGCTCATGCCCACGCCTTATACTGTCCTCCCACACCCAGTTTCGAGCGGGTATTGAGCCTTGGCCTAAGTTTGAAAATGGCAAGTCCACAAGCTTTGATTCGTCTATGCTTTTAGCATACTCTATGTGCTCCTGTGGCTCAATAACCACCTTATAACTCACGCCCATTCGATCCAGCGAGCGAGCTGTAATGCAGTTACTTGGTCGCCCTTTTGAAATTATATAGACTGGGTATTTCATTCCTTTACCCATACCTCTTTGCACTCCCTTCGATGCGGCTTGAATGGATGCCATGTGCTTTGCGTTAAGTGTGTTAGCTTTTGACCAATCATTTCAGAAAACTCCTGTAAGTCTTCTTCACTCTCAAATCGAAAGATAATCTTAGCGTAAGGCTCTTGCTTAGTCTGGATAAACTCTGGCATTCCTTCCCAGAAGTCTTCGTCCTGTATAAAACTCTCCTGCTTCATTCTTGTCCTTTCAAGTCGTTGGTTATTTCAGTGTTGATGTTGCTCCGTTAAAAGTAAGTTCCGCTTTACCTTCCTGCCCGTGTCGGTTCTTGGCAATCTTCAAGTTACGTTTGGTCGGGTCGGTGTGCTTGTAGATAAACATTACTGTATCTGCGTCCTGTTCAATACTTCCTGACTCTCTAAGGTCAGACAGTTTAGGTTCAGCAGTCTCGTCAGTATTGCGGTTCATCTGTGAGAGGGTGATGCCTTGTGTCTGTGTGTCTTTGAATAAGCACTTCAGGTCACGGGACATTTCAGCTACTTGTTGCTCTCTTGAGGCATGTCGATTCAGGCTCTTGATAAGTTGCAGGTAGTCGATGATACATAGGGTGTTGCCGTGTTTGGCAATGTCCCTGCGGTGTTGTGATGCAACCTTATCGACAGTGGTAGTGTGAGTGTGTGCGATAAATAAGGGTTTGTCGGCTAGCCATGCCCTAGCTTGCTCCATCTTCTGAAAGTCTTCTTCTGTCAGGAAGCCGTCCCTAGCTCGGTTCATGTCCACACCTGAGCGATTCGCAACCATCTTGGCGATGAGTTGTTCGGGTGACATCTCAAGGGAGTGGATGCGTACTGGAATACCTTGGGCTAGGTTATTGATTGCGATTTGTAGGGCGTAAGTCGTTTTGCCTCCACCTGGGCGACCCGCTAGGATGTTGTTGGATTCAGGCCGCAAACCACCGAGGATGTGGTCTATCAATCCGAAACCTGTACTGAGTCCGATGTGCTTAATGCGTTTTGCGTTCCGTTCTTTTGTCTCCTCAATTACCTTCTGTGTAACTTCTGGAATGCTAATGTCTAAGGCAGCACCTGTGTCGGTTTCGGAGAGTGTGTCGGTGATGTTCTTATGGATCTCTTGGTAGGGTGTTCCTTTCTCAATATCATCAAGCGTTGATAAAGCTACGTGATGGGCCTTGCGTAAATTTCTGGTATCAATGCACTCGGAAACGTAGATCGGGGTGCTGACTGTAGTTTGTGCGGCTTCTGTGAGGGTGCTAATCTCTTGGTATAAGTTTACATCTTCTGGGAGATACCTATTTCTGATCTCCATCGAGATAACCAACTCATCAAATTCCTGTCCGTTGATGAACTGGTGATGCACTGCATTCCATACATCCTTGTGTAGCTGCGTAGTGAAGCAGTCCTCGGTAATGCCTACTGCGATACAGTCGCCAACTATATCGTTCTTGAGGAAGGTACTTGCGAGAACAACCTTCTCTGCTTGCTCATTTACTGGTGGGTTTGTCATGCTTTACCTTGCTTATTGCAGTCCTCAATTAAATATCCTTTCAACTCATCTGGCACATCCTCCCATGTGTCACCGATGCGTTGCTGCGTATCCTCTGGGTAGCGTAGCTTTACTTCTTTCCAATTGATAGGCTCGACTAAGGTGGTTTGAATATCTGCAACTGATTGTATCTGTTGGTTGGCTTTAACCTTTGCGTGTCTTTCAGGTAGCCAGTCGCAGCAAGCTTTCCTCCATGCTGCATTCCAGTCCTTGTAGATCTGTCCTTTAGATGTCGCCCAAAGCTCAAATATCTCGAAAGCTATATCTGGGTTCATGCTGTATTTTTCAGCAACCGACATATCGAAATATGACTTATCAGGAATTTGTGTTCCACGCTTCCCACCTTTAGGGGGGATTATGGGGGGAGTATCTTGTTTGTTATTAACACTAGCACTTACATTGTCATTTACATTAACATTATCATTGTCAGCTTTTTTGGGTTTTTCTAAAAAGGGTTGGGTTTTTTGGGTTTCCTGATTAACCGCTGGCTTCTTTGGCCTACCGCCCCTTTTCCCATTATCCCGTTGCTTTTTAATGTACTCAGAATACTTCTTGGTATCCCGCTTGATTTGCTGCTGCACCAATCCAAAGATTACATCCAGCACAAGATCGTCGGTTGTTGGATTGTCTCCATTGGCATACTGCAAAATCATCTTCAGCAACCTGCCTGCTGTTTCGTCTGATAGCTTTTCCACAGTCGGCAGTAAGTCGTTGTAAAGTATGAACGAGTTTTTCATATCAAAAATAAACAACCCGCAAGGATCGCCTTCCACCGAATAGCTTTGCTAAACGAACGATCAACTTGCGGGTTATGTGATGGGTAAAGTTTTTCATGTAACCGAGGTGGAAGATTCGATTAAGTCACCTACAGTAGTGCAGGCGGTAGTCGTGTCAAGTGTTAGTTGGCTAGGATTGTTTCACTCCATTCCTTAATGTGTGATGCAATAATGCTACGGCAATCACCGCTATCATGTATAGGTGGCAACTCTTTCTCGATGCACTTGGTATTCCAGTAATCAGCAAGAGCACTCCCGAACTCGTTAGCAATGCGTGAGCAAAGGTCTGCAATGTGGTGCTCCTGTATTATGGGTGCGGAGTTTGCTAACTTCAATTGCTCATGCACGTATTGTAGGTGTGGATCTTCTACGCCATGCTCTAGCCTGCAATTAACTTCCGTAAGTAAGTGTTGTATTTGTTTTGGTTGGTTTTTCATAGTTGGTTACTTAGGTTGATATTCATCGCAGTAGCAGTGCGGTTCTGGCCCGACACTAGCCCCCAGCGATGTCATTCGAGTGCAGTTGTGATACACCTTTTCAGGCAGATACCGATGTTCCGTAGTGGTGAAGTATTTGCATCCCTCACAGCACTCAAATACACTGCCTTCACGATAGCGTAGCTGTTCTTTAATCTCCTGATTGTTCATGAGTAACTGCCAGCCCGATGAGTCTCCAGTGTTTGTGGTTCAGTTCATCCGCTGCATCCATAGCCAGAGTTGTTGTCGCAAACTGTTGACGCTCTGCTGGACTAAATGGGGTGAACTGCATTGAGTTGTCATTCCCATTAATGATGTACGTGCCATAGTCTGACACTGCACCGATACAGTTGTTTGACATCTCCTGCCATTGTAGTTCTTTTGGTTTCATAGTTTCTTAGTGTTGGTTAAAAGTGAAGCAAGCCAGCACCTTAGCCGCTCTAGCGAATCCCTTCGCTGTAATCGTTTCCGTACTTACCGACATAGTGCTGACCTGCAAATTGATTAGAACAATATCCTGTCTGCTATATACTCCAGCATGTAGACATCAGTTTTAAGATACTCCATTGCCATGCGTTGCTGCTCAGGAGATCCATGATAATACTCGGCAAACTCCTTGCCTGATATGCCTCGCTTTCCTGGATGTCCCAAGAATTTAGCCACCTTGTCAAGTCCAACCCACGCATCGGAGCCTCGCTTGCCATAAGACCAGATGAGCATGAGATCCTTGATGCAGCTATGTTCATAGCCTCGGTTATCATACAGCACCACTGGCACCAGATGACCAAGGCCATGCAGGAATGCACGATGCCTGATGAATGGCAGGTCGAATCCTTTGAGGTTCCAGCCACAGATATAGTGCTGATGGAACAGTTCGTTATTCAGCCAAGGTAGGAACTCCGCCAGGACTTCCTGCTCATTGTCGCCATGAATAGCAACGTATCCATTGCTGTGGTCATGCACTCCTATCGCAAGCACCTGACCCGTCATTGGATCAAGGGCAAGCTTATCTTGGTAGGAAGCACGAGCCTCCTCGACCTTAGCCGCTACCTTGACTGGGTCTTTCACGTTGCCTAGCTTGACAGTGCCAGGATCAAACTCAGGGGCACCACCCCATTTTTGTGTTTCGATATCTATATAGTTTCTTTTCATTGGTTCTTATTAGAATGGTGCTACATTATCAGCATTTGGCGTAAATGGAGCAGGTTGCCCCTGTGCTGGTTGTGGTGCAGCTTGCTCACCAGTGTCAATCTTCCAGACACGCTTGCCTTCAAACCATTTCCCGTTCCATTCACGATCAGAAATAGACCAGTGTAGGGTGATGGTCTTACCCTTAGATAAGCCAGCAAGAACTTGGTAGAACTTATCATGGAGTTTGCCGAAGAACTCGAACTTTGCATACGTCGGATACTCTGGCTTGTCGGTCACATCTAAAATGACGGACTGCTTGGTGGCTCCACCCGCCTGCTCTGGCTCGGTGATGGCGTGGATTGCTCCTGTTGTGGTGTAATTATTACTCATGTTCGTATGGGTATTTGATTGCTTGGCGTTTGCGGTATTGTTTGTTTGAGTGGAGTAATCCCCACCCGATGAGAGTTGTCAGCAGTGTCCATGGTATGGCTACTGCTAAGATGATTTGATAGAGTTCAAGCTTCATTTCTTGCCTTTCAAGTTGATTTGATGCTGGCGAGCATTCTCAAGTATCTTCTGAGGGTCTGCAATGATCTCAGAACGCCATTTCTGGATGTCATCGAAGCCTTGACCCTCAGTGATAGCCTTAACGCTCACAAGGTAGCTTAAAACAAGCTCACCCTCGGATCCGAATGCGTCCACAGTCTTCTGTGGCAGGCCAATCTTGCCCGTGCCTTGCTTGACGGGCTTAGAGTCGCCTTGTGATGCACTATTTGCGTCATCGTCCTCACCAGCAGGACAGATCCCTGCTTTAAGTTGCCAGAGTCTACGCCTTGCGTAAGTCTCCGCACTCTTTGCCTGCTGGGGATTGCTGGGGTCCTTACAAGTCAACTCGATTTCACACATTGCGTCAACTTCCCCGCTCTCAGCGTGGAGGAGCTGCATTGCAACCTTGCCATCACAACACCCTTCCTGTGGGATGATTCCATTGCTAAGGAATACGGGTTTGCACAACTCGATAATATGGTCGAGTGTCGCATAGTCAGAGCGGAAATGTCCGTTGACTGCATTATTGCCAACATTTGGCATGTCTTGGTGGCACTGCAAGAGTGCCTTTGCTAGATTTTTCATAGGATTTTTGAGTTATGGGTTTAGAGACATGCAGGAATTTCATGAATTGCCTTGCTTGTCAAGGAAATGTTTGGGTTTAGGTTCTTTGACGTGGATCACCATTTCCCTTGTGAAATAGCGACGATTGCAGGACGGGCATTTACGCTCTCTCACAAGTCCATTGCTGAAGCCTGCTATTTGGCCTTGACGGACACATGGATGACCACGCTCGTTGTCCTGGTTTTCGCCCAGCTCTCTTGTGTCGATGACCTGGAGCTTGGTGCGGCAGACTGTGCAATACTTCACAATAACAACCCTTCCGCCTTGCGTGACAGGTTGTCGTGATTGTGGATGGAGAGCACTAGGTTGATTTGATAGATGGTCATGATACGTGTTTTTTAAGACCCCAAAATCCACGTTTTATAAGGTCATGGATGCTATAGTCATCGGTGGTGATGATCTTTGCACCGCAGTCAATGCGGTAGATGATGCCCCTGATTTCTGATAGGGTTTTATTAATGCCATAAGGCAGCTCTAGGATGGAGCCTGATTTTGATTTGATAGTTGTCATGGTGTTAATGGTGTTTGGTGAATTTCCTTGCGTGACTAGATTACGAACAGCACCCACAACATGGTGCATCTTCACAACGCCCGTTTTTGTTCTGATAGATGTAAGACCCTGTGCTGGGAATATAAGCACCCCAGGAACGATATCCCCTGCCCTGAGATTGAGATGCAGCGTAAAGACCCGCTGCATGGTCTTCATTACCATCAGAAAGGGCCATTGCTTCACTTGCGGACAAAGGTTTGCATTCAAGACAGGTGCAGCTCCATTTGCGTCTTCCAGCTTTGCGGATAGTTCCCATGCCAGGGTTTACTTTCGTTCCGCACTGGGA